TTAATTTAAATTTCATAATTGTTTTCCGATATATAACCCGATAGATAATAAAAGAGCCGCAAGTATAGCGAAAACGTTTTCGTCGATCAATGCAAATTATTTTCATTTATATGTGTGATTTATTCAGAAAAAATTTATTCAAATTAAACAGGGGATAAAAAGAAAAAATCCCAAGCTAAAAAGCTTGGGATTGTAATATGGTGCGACTAGCTTGCACCTTATTTGATAGGAATAACAAATAGATAGGTATATTTTGGCGTAATCATGGCGTAGCGGTGAAAATCTATTATTGACGTTTAGTGTGTCGTTTTACCCACTTTACCACCTCGCCAGCAACATATCGAGGTCGTTCATTTTCATCTAAAAAGTATCGTGATTGCGGAAAGTCGCCTTTTGTAACAATGTATTTTACTGTGAAAGTGTATGACTTGTTAAGATATAAGGCGATTTCTTCAATAGTCATCAAGTTTTGACTGTTTTCCGTGTAAGAGGCAAACGCTGTCATTTTTGTTGCATTTACAATCTCTTTCACAATCTCTTTTTCTGCTTTATCTGATAGTTGTATTTTATCCATAAAAGATCCAGTAATAGCTATTATTAATTGAGAGGCTCAATGCTGAAATAATTAGCGCTTAATACAACACCTTGCTGTATGTATTTAGCGGTAGGAAATATTTGTTTAATAATCGCTCTAGCTTTCTTTTCATTAGCTTGCCCATTAAACGATATTGACAATATATCAGCGCCGCTATGCTTACTATACATAATTGATGCTTTGTCGCTTTTAAAGCCAAGAGTTAAACCCCAATCAAGGTTAAATTCGAACCCGTGCTTTTCGAGCTTTTCAATAATTTTTTCCTTTTCCATGCTTGTTTCCTTTTAAAAATAAAAAACCGCCCATAAAGAGCGGTTGTTGATTGTCCATTTCTAGTCTTTTGGTAATTCGGGTAATGGCATCCAGTGAGTTACTTTTGCCAACTTGTCATCGTCCGTGTTTGTATACCAGGCGTAAAGACTATAGAATCCAATTCTAATTTCAGCATCGCCATTATCTACGACCACAACCAATACATCATCTTCATCATTTGGTAGTGCATTCTCGCATTTAATCCACTTATTTTTATATAAATCAATCTTTTCCATATTCATCACCTTAAAATTTTGAATATGATAGCATATTATTCATCTTTAGGCGGTTCTGGAAGTGGTTGCCAACAGATAACCGATTCTAATGCAGGACAAAATTTCCAGTTATTCTCATTATCTCTCAAACCTATAGTAATGATATTGCTGTTATACCACTTTCCATAAACTAAGACTCTTGTAAAAACAGGCGGTAGTTCGTCACTACATTTAATCCATTCGCTCATATCACACCACCCAGCAAAACGCTTTCCACACAACGCCAAAGAATAAGCCAGCAGTCGCACCAACTAAAACAATGCCGACCATCCAAGAGACAAATAGCGAGAGCCATATAATAAAGTCTTTCATACTTACTCCATCATACTTTTCATAAAATCAAGCCATTTTTGAGCATCTTCTCTTGTGCGATAGCATTGAGCATTTTTGGCCATTCCAACATCGCTATCGTCATCTTCATCATAGCATCTGACGATGCTAATCCCATCTTTATTAATATAATAATATTTATCGCCACTTTTAGGCTTAAACGGCTTAGGTAAATCTTCAATACTAATCTTTGGTTCTTCCCACATTTCAATATCATCACTAACTAGGTCATGTTCATCCCATATTTCAGCATTGGTAAAGCTATCAGGAAAGATAACAACAAATCTACGGATGCTTTTATCGTCCAAAAGTTCAGTCACCTCCCTTGCTATATAGCACTTTTGCCCGCTCGCATAGAATGGCTCGCCATTTAAGGCTGCATCTAAGTTAAATTCTTTCATTTTATTTCCCTTTTTGTGGTGATATTACAGATTCGCCTTTCAAAATTGAGTAAATATGCTCAATATATTCTCTTTCTTTTATATGCTTCACCTTGTTTATAATTTCTTGATGTTTCCGATCTAATTCAACTTCATCCATATATTCATTTTTATTTCTGTACGCTTTTGATATAAAGCCCCCGTTGTAATTGCTTTGCTCGTAACAATCCTCAATTCTTATTTTTCTACCTCGGTCAGTTGTAATGTACTTTCTACCTAACTTTACAACCATTTCAGTTTTATCTGCCGCATAGCTCGAGCGCACACGAAATTCATGTATAAATATTTCATCGCCAACTTTAATGTTCTTAATCCAATTATTCTCTTTCATTTTCTTTCTCCTAAAACAAAAGGCGCTCACTTGGAACGCCTATTGGATTTGTTAAATATTGATTTACTGCTTTGTATATATCCACTATTAATTCAAGTGGAATGTTCGATCTTTCGTTGTATGATTTTGAGAAGTTTTCAAACTTGATTTCTGGCTCTAGCTTATGATTATGCCTTAAACCAAGATTTATATTACTTTTAAATCTTGTCGGTTTTCGTAGCGGATAGTTATAGCAATGATAGTGAGCAAGGTTATCAAACGGAATTTTAAAGCTCAAAATATCGTCTATGTAATACCAAATCTTACTGCTTGCCGGATTTTCTATTACATAAACTTTAGGCTTATATCGTTTGATAATCTCTATTGTGTTGTATATACAAAGCTCACCATTAATGCGATTCAAGAAAGAGCGGTCATATTTAAATTGGACGTGCGGTAAATCATAATCCGCACGACTTCTAACCGTAAATTTTGATAACTCACGATTTACTGCGCCAGTTTCCTGTTTCCAGCTTGCATTGCCCCCCCCACATCGCACTTGCAACCGACCAACTTTCACAAGGCGGACTAGCTATAATCAAATCAGGTTTAGGCAATTTATCAAGCTCATCGAATAGCTTGTTATCACCAAACATACGACTATAATCAGCTAAATTAAGATTAATAAAATGGTTATTTTTACTCTCAATATCTATGCCGATAGGGTAGATTTCCACCGACTTGTCAACTGACTGATTAAATAGCTCTGCGCCTTGCGTATAGCAACCATTGCCACTATCGAATAATGCCCAAACAATCATATCAATCACCCGCTTTATGGTTTACCTTTGCCATATTAACCACTGGTAAAATATCAACTAAAGGCTCACTTGTATTATCAGGGCTTTCAGCTAATTCCAATCGTCCGCCAAGTGTTGCGTAACCAATAATGTCTTGCCAATGGTCTGTTTCGTGTGAATTGCCATTCAGAATTCTCACTAACTTTCCAGCTATCATTGTCAAAGCGTAATACTGCACTCCGTCAATGTTCTTGCGATTTTTATTGATAAGCTCCATTAACGCATTAAACGTAACAGAGCCTTGAATAAAATCCCCGTGCGTATTTTTTCGCTCGTTCAGAATATCTTCTGTTGTTGTCATTTATATACCTTGTTCTTATCTGTGTAATTAACTAACTCACGGATTTTCTCACGCACAAGCTCAAGAGCTTTTTCTAAACTCCGTTCTTTTTCGTGTAATTCCGCTAATTCGTGTTCTGCTTGTTCTTTGTTCATAATTCACCTAAAAGAAAACCGCCTTATTTGGCGGTCTCAATCATCTTTAAAATACGTTCTGGAGTTTCCTTTACTAGCACATTTTGATCACCCAAAAACCAAACAAGAGAGCAGTCACTATTATATTTAGGTATCGCAGCTGTAATTAAATCTATATTTATAATTAAATCGCTGACACCATCTATTCCGTCTGTTAATTTAATAAAATTACTCATAACTCACCCCTAGAATGGAATATTATCGTCAAAGCTATCGCCTTGTTCTGCCATAGCACTTAATGGCTCTGGTTTAGCTTTACTTGGTTTTGCTTGTTTTAGTTCATCTTGGCGACCGCCTAACATCTGTAAGTTATCGCCTTGAATTTCGGTAGTGTAGCGGTCTTGTCCGTTGCTATCTTGCCATTTGCGTGTTTTTAATCGCCCCTCAATATAGACTTGAGAACCTTTGGTAAGATATTGACCTGCAATTTCGGCTAATCTGCGGTAAAGTACAATACGAACGTATTCAACATTTTCTACAATGTTTCCGTCTTTCGCTTTGTATTTCTCGTTAAGAGCAACGGTGAAGTTAGCCACTTGCTCACCGTTAGGCATTGTTCTAATTACGGGGTCTGCGGTTAGGTTGCCGATAAAAAGGCATTTATTCACGCTCATTTTGTTTCCTTATGCTTTTAAATTGTTAATACATTCGTCGTAGAAAGAATTGTAATCATCAATTAAATTCGGGTGATTAGTTTCAATCCACGGCATTTGTTTTGCGTAGCGTTCTTCAAGCTCTTTCTTGTTTCCGCACTCTTTTAAACCGCCTTTCAACTTATCTAAGATTGATTTATCTTGAGTAGAACTCACATTCTGCTGAGTTGATTCGTTGTAGCGTTTCAGAGATTCTTGCTTTTTTTGCTCAGCCTTTTCCGGCGGAATACTATCAACCAAATCATCTTCAACTATTTCAAGCGCTGTCAAATATAGGTAGCGCCGTTGATACGTTTGAATAGCACCAAGATTTTGAATTTCCGTTCCTGATGGCAAGGCTTTTTGAACCATTGGTGAGGTAAATTCAATACTTTCATCCTTTTCGCAGTCATATATTGTCAGTGTAGCAAGCTCAGAAGAATATCGAACAACAGCGCACATTTTTAATTCGTCAAAAATTTCATTAACTCTTGGAAGAAAATCCTTTAACTCAAAGTATTTAAAACTTCTATTATTGCCAGTTTTCTTTAAGTTTTCTTTTTGTAACTTCACACGCGCTTGTGCCAACTTTGCGTAAATACTCATTTCTACACCTCAAAATTCATTCGTTTATAAATCGCTCGCACTCGCTCAACATCTTTAGCACAATATTCAGCAACTTCATCAATGCGACCATCTTGTACCGCTTGCCACACCTTAGAACCGTCAATATCGCCTTTCTGTTCGATATTAAGCACTTGGCATAGTTTATTAAGACTAGGTTTTGATTCTCTGTTATATCCGCACCATTCCCACATCGTGTCGTAAGTGTTCCGTTTGTCCATTTTGTAGTATGGTTTCACGCCATTAATGATGCAGCGTTGCCACAAGAACAAACCGTCAAAACTCGTTACGTTATGCCCGATAAACACTGGAACGGTTTTACATCGGTTAGCTTGCTCTTTTAACCAGTTATTAAACCGTGTCAGAATATCTTTCTCACGGCCTTTAACTTGCCAATCTTTACGATAAAAAGTAACCACTTCATCATCATTTATTGCCGCACTAATCACTACAACTTCACCAAACGCACCATCTAGAGAAGTCTTGTTAACTGCAAGCTCTTTGTTTTCTTCGAGCCACTTATTAATCGTTTCTTCATTCTTGTAATTAGCAGGCGGTTTAAGGTTTTCGCAAACAAATTCTTGATGCTCTTTGCTTTGTGTTGGAATTGTTTCAATATCTAGATAGATTTTCATTTTGTTCACCTAAAATGGCATTTCTTTGTAATAAAGCTCAATGATTTCTTTTGCTCTTTGTGGGTCGATAATTCCACTCATTAACCAATCTTGGAATTCATTAAGCTTTTGTTCTTGCTCTTTAGCAGCAAAGCGGTCTTTATCTTTGCGATTAATCATTAAGGATGTATCCATTTCTGTAATCCTTTTCTAATTGCTCCAATCTATCTTCCGCCATAGCGGTCAGAATTTTAATTCGCATTTCTTCATAATCGGTGCCAAGAATGACTGCTTTCAAGAAGTCATAGTCAAGCATCTTTTCGCTAAAAGCACAGATAGCATCATCATCACCGTTAGCGATATCTTCTTTAATTGCCTCAATCTCCATTTCTACCGCCCGATTGTAATCATCTTCTTTACTGCACTGTTTATCGTAATCATTGAACGTTTTGCGTTCCCATTCGGCTATTATGCTCATTTATCAGCACCTCAATTTTTCCAAAGTATTCTGTTAATTCGTCAAACGTAGAAATTAAAGCTCTGCGACCTTGCCACACTAAATCTTTAGGCGGTGCGAGCAGTCCGCTATGAACCACGCTTTGTTTTGTGTATAGGTAGAATTTAAATTGACGATGTAAATCAGCACTTGAGAAGTAAACCTGTCTTTCATCTTCTGGTTGGCTTAGTCTTTGCTTTGTGTAGTCCTTAAACAATTCCAAAGATTTAACCCAAGACTTCATCATTCTAGTTCTGCCAGCCTTTTTCATTTTGTCGCTAGTGCCTTTAGGCTTTCTTTGTTTCTGCCCGTATAGCGGTAATCTAACCTCATTCATAGCGTTAAAACGCTCAATTTGTCGGTTAATTAACAAGATTGCGTTTTTTTGTGAACGCTGTGGATATGTAGAGTGGTTAGTCACTCCATTAATGATTAGACTTGCGATAAAAAAACCGTTTTCCGTTTCGGTTATCTTGACTTCTGATGTGTATCTAATTCTTGGCATCGTCTAATTCCTTTTGTTTTTGTTCCGTATAAGCTAGAGCCTCTTGTTTAGCTGACTCTGTAAGGTTTTGTTGATATTGCCCGTGTTCGGCAATCCATTGAATTCTTGCTTGTTCACGCTCTAGCGCTGTTGGCTCACTTGCTTGTGCTGCAAGTGAAGTAAGCATTGTCATAACAACTAGACAGACTGAAAGGATAGTTGCGATTGTGTAAGCGGTTGTTTTAAGAAAATTGATTATCTTGTTCATAGTTTTTACCTCGTAGTTAAGAAATGTTAGTTAAAAAAATCCCTCTAGAGCCAAAGTGTGAAAGCTGCTAGAGGGCTTAACTAAACTAAAGGAGATTTTTTTTAATTATGACTAATGCTGTTTCCAGCTAAATCCGCTCTCGTTCAATCAGTTATTCAAGAAGATTGAGCTTTAATTCGCTATTTGAAAGCGGATTGAGATGGAGGCTCTTTTGGGATTTGAACCCGTGCGTTATTTTCCAAAGTTGCATTAACTAATTCTATATCTGTGTATAGGGTGTCGGTTTCCACAACCAACTCAACAAAGAGCCATTTCAAAGCACACTTCTCTCTATCATTCGCAACGGTTTCACGTGCCGTTGTGTCTCTGTACTTCAAATGTGCTTTGAGATATTTCCCCACTGCGAATTGACTTTCTGTAACTGTCAGTTTTTCACTGGTCTCATCTTTCAGTGGGATTTCCGTTTACTCTCATTATGTATGGTAGGGCTTTTAATCTACACGACCGCATAATGCCGTTATGAGTAAACTTCTTTTAATCTGATTTTTAAAGAGCGATTTAAAATTTTTATTCAAGCCCACCGTGATGGGCTTAGTAAAAACTTTATAATTTTTTGATTTCTTCTAACTTCACAGGAAACCAATAACATTCATTGTTTAAGTGGATAAATCTTTCTGATTTCACATCTTTAACACCTTTGGCGAACCCGATGATTTTGTAAGGACCAAATTGAACACCATTCTTATTTGTGTAAGTAACAAACTCATCAACTACAAAATCACAACCGTTTGGAGCTTTATCGCTAATTCCTTTTTTAAAGTTTAAAATCTCAATCATTTTGTTCACCCTGTGTATCTCGTTTTGATGGGTACATAATACAAGAAATACTTTAATCATTGCAAGTATTTCTTTAAATTATTTTCAAGCAAAACTTGCCTTTTACTTGTAATTACTTGAAATTAAACGATTATAATTTTTTGCGTATAAGTTCGATTGCTTATTTTTTGAGCGATGTTTGCGTTGTTTTGTGACTTTGATCACTGATAAAGATGGGTGAATTTGTAAAATATCGACTAAAAATCATTAATTAGAAAGGAAGTGAAATGACTAAATTTGTTGTAGTTGATATTGAAACAGCGAACCCTGATTTGACATCTATTTGCCAAATTGGAATTGCGGTTTTTGAGAATGGTAATTTAATAGACCAGTGGGAATCCCTAATAAATCCAAATGCTTACTTTGACGAGATGAATGTTTACATACACGGAATAACGCCTAGTATGGTGCGAAACTCGCCAACCATTAAACAGGTTGAATCAAAAATTAAAGGCTATTTTGCTGATAATGTTGTTTGCTCTTATGGTGCTTTTGATAGAGTATCTTTAACTAGAATTTTCCCTGATTTACAAAATAAATGGTTAGATATTATGAGGGTAGTCCGTAGAAGTTGGGATAATAAATTTTCAATTAAAGGATATGGGTTAAGTAAGGTCGCCAAACACTTGAAGATAGAGCAATTAAATCATCACCAAGCGTTAGATGATGCGATTACTGCTGGCAAAGTTCTTCATAAAGCCATAGAAGATAGTTCTTCTGATTTAGATTATTGGTTTGACAGGGTTAAAAAGCCGATGATTGAACATCTTGACGAGAACGGGAATGAACAACACAAAATAAAAAGACAGGGGAATCCTGATGGTGCTTTATATGGCGAAATTATGGTATTTACTGGTGAGCTATCTATGCCTAGACATTTAGCTGCGGATAAAGCTGCTGCGGTTGGCTGTACTGTTGTTGATGGCGTATCAAAGAAAGTAACCTTATTAGTCAAAGGGTATCAAGATGAGTCAAGATTAAGAGGGAAAGAATTGAGCAATAAAGAAATTAAAGCTAGAGATCTAATTTCTCAAGGTCATAAAATGCAGATTATTTCTGAAGATGATTTTATTAATCTAATATCTTAATTGAGTTAAAAATAAACCCCTTAATCTTTCGATTTAAGGGGCTTTTTCTTTCGATTTAAGAGATCATTTCTTATTAAGAAGTTAAGCTTTCTTTATAGGTCTTTCGGGTGTATAGGTAAGGATCTGACAAATTTTCCTATGATTGTGACTGTTTCAAATAAATCGCTTGTCATCTCAAATGGATCGTAAGATTTGTTATCTGAAAGAGCTTTATAAATACCACCGGGAACACGCTGCAATCTCTTGATGTAAACCTCGTTATCAACAGCGAAAATATAAATCCCCTCACCACTATAAGAAGTAACGTTAGTGTCAATAAATACCACATCGCCTTTATCAATGGTAGGACTCATACTGTCCGTTGGTACAGTTATCATATACAATCCGTTATTAGTTTTTCTTCCAACAATTTCCAATAGTCCATCCTTTGAAAAGTAAATTGATTGAATGATATCTGGATATTCATTGTTTATACAGCCGCCAATTCCAGCTTTAGCATTAACGTCCAGTAGATCTATTTGATACGAGTGGATTAAGTCCGATTTTCCGCTCATATTAGAAATTAAAAATTCATCTTTCTTAATTTCCTCATCACTCATTGAAAACCAATGGATAGGGTATCCACTAATCTCTGATATTTTCCGCAATCTTGCTTGAGATGGCGCAGTAGGTTTTTCATTTCTTAGCCATTGTTGCACCGCTTGAGGTGTAATGCCTAACTTAAAAGCCAAATCCGTTTGATTCCAACCTTTCTCAGCAATCATTTGTTCAAGTCGTTTTTTAATGCTCATAATGGCACCTCCTTAAATTTTTGCTATTTTACAAGGTTTACTTGTAATTTCAATGAAAGAATTACTTGTATTTTTAAATTATTACTTGTACAATAGTTACAAGTTGAAACAAGCGACACTTTAAAAGGAAAAGACGTGATTACAAAATTAAAAGGATTAAACCAATCAGAGATTGCTCGTCAGCTTGGCATTCGACCACAAGCAGTTCAGCAGTGGTTTAAAACTAAAGTGCCAGCGGAGCGATGCCCTGACATTGAGAGAATTTCAAATGGGGAAGTGACTTGTGAAGAGTTACGACCTGATGTGAATTGGGCTGTATTAAGAAATTCAGCTAAGTGACGAAAAAAAGCCCCTGCGGGAACAGAGGCTTTGATTATGTCGTATGTAATAACCTTTATCAGTCGGAGGACATCAAAAGATGACTAAATTATCACCTAAATTTAATGAAAACGCAAATGAAAGTTCAAGCAAAACTCAAAAAGCGTTAATCCTTAAAGCCTTACAACAAGGCGACCGCTTAACTCACTTAGATGCGGAAAAACGTTTTAATTGCTTGCGTCTTGGCGCACGAATTTATGACCTAAAACAACAGGGTCACAAAATCGAAAGACGAATGATTGTAGTACCTAGCGGCAAATGCGTTGCTGAATACAGATTGGTGGCTTGATATGAAAAGATTATTCTCACCCGAATTTGTAGCTAGATTAGATGATAGAGAAAAAATCCTAGCATACGAAGCAGTAAAAAGAGAGCTAAGAGAGCGAAACGCAAGCCAAGAAGAATACGACAGAGTAACAGATCAAGCGATTGAGGAATTAGAAATATGAAACCGTCAGAAATGCTAAAAAATACAGGTAGAGTGATTGCATACCGCCCAAATTTAGCACGTTTATTTGGTGGTGTTATTGCTGAAGTATTCTTTGAGCAAATTTTCTACTGGCAAGATAAAACAGATTCAGATCTTGGTGTTTACAAAACTCAAGAAGAATTAGAAGTTGAGACTGGTTTATCAAGAAAAGAACAAGAAACAGCTCGCAAATTGCTCCGTGAAAAAGGTGTTTTAATCGAGACTTACAAACGTTTAGAGCATCGTCTTTATTACAAGATTGACGGTGACAAATTAGACGAATTATTAGCAACATTGGCGAATGTACAAAACGAACATTCCCCAATGTCCGAAAGTGACATTCGGGAGTGCGACAAAGTGACATTCGTTAATACACTAGATTACTACACTAGATTACATACAAATAACCCCTTACCCCTTAACGGGGAATCTGCTAACGCAGAACACACGGAAGTCGGGGGTGCGGACAAGCCGCACACTGACAAAAAACAAAATTCAATCAAGGTTAATTATTCAGCAGTAGCAGAAACATACAACGACTTGGTTAAAGAATTAAATTCAAATCTACCACTAATCGCAAATCCATCACAGTTAAGCGATAAACGCAAGAAAGCGATTAAGAAACTAGCTCAAGTGTTTATTAAACGATTTGAAATTGATACCGATGTAGAGTCCGCGCTTGGTGAGTATTTCAAAGACTTCTTAAAGTCCGCCACGAGTTTCTACTTTGGCGAAAACAATCGAGGCTGGAAAGCAGATTTTGAATATATCTTGAAAGAAACAACACTGGATAAAGTTTTAGAGGGGAATTGGTAATGGTAACGCAAGATAATAACTACAACCTAGAATACGGACTAATCAGCTCAATGCTAGCGACTGGATTAACTGCTCAAGCTCGTGAAGTGATTAGTTGGTTAGAACCTGAAATGTTCGCAACCTACAATCTAGGTGCTTTATACGCAAACATTCGCAAGCAAGCCCGTAAACACGATTTAATCGACTTCTTGCTGCTATCTCAAGACTATGGCGAAAACCTAGCAACGTTAGCGGAAATGGCAAATAAAGCGACTTACGGTGGAAACCTTTTAGGTTATGCGAAAAAAATCCATTCTTCTTGGGTAAACCGTTCGGCTCAACAAACCATGCTTAAACTTGCTGGCGAAATGTCACAAGCACGCAACGAAAGCCAAGTGAATGAATTAACACAAAAAGCGTTAAATCAAATTCAAAAGCTCCTTGTCAGTAAAACAGAAATCAAACCTGTGGCAATGGGTGAATTGATGGATTCTTACATTGACGTACTAGAAAAACGCTCAAAAAGCGATTTTAAAGAGCGCTTACTTTTCACAGGCATTGAAGCGGTGGACAACATTCTTGGTGGCATCAATTCTACCGACATCGTAGTTGTTGCAGGTCGTCCCGGCACAGGTAAAACAGAATTCAGCCTAACCCTCACACGAAACATCGCTAAAAACAACGGTTCAGTATTGTTTTTCAGCTTAGAGATGGGGAATTTCCAACTAATCGACCGCTTGTTAAGTGCGACTGGTGGTGTTGGTGTTAAAAAACTCCGCAACCCTCAAGATTTAGACGATTTAGATTACAACCGTTTAACCAACGCAATCAGCGATATTCGTGAGCAAAAAATCTATTTCTCCGCGGTACCCGGGCGCGCGGGTCGGCAGGTTCGCCGCATGTTCGCGTACCTCGGAGTT